GGTTCTATAAATCTTAATCCAGTTACTCTATTCCCTCTCAACCCCTCCTGGTTTGCCCACTCAAACATTCGCTTCATACTCTCTAAGTCTAACCAACCTAAGCAATAGTGTACACACACTAACACCTCTCTCACTACACTCACAGCACACATATAATACCACAAGCTAGGCCTTCACTCAGTCCCCACACGAACATGCGAGTACTAACATAGTAATCATTACTTTAAATAGGTACCATACTCCAGATCTTCCTAGGATTCAGGGTAGGGGGTGCAACCTTAGTTAGTACCGGTACTATGAATATATGTATACCCTCCCCTCGATCACATTTACTTCACTTTTCAAAAAAAATAGTTCCCCTAAAATGTAGAGTGGTGAAAAGGATTAGCACATACTCCCTTCCGAAAAAAATTCTGTGGGTGGTTGTGTAAAAAAATTTCTGGGTAAAAAATGAGGGATGGTGATATGTAGGGTGGTGGATCATACAAGAGAGGATAGATGAGGGAATACAATCTTATGAGGCTGAGTCCAGAAGTGGATTTAGATCCTGTGTTGGTAGAGAGTATGAAGCGAATGTTTGAGTGGGCAAACCAGGAGGGGTTGAGAGGGAATAGAGTAACTGGATTAAGATTTATAGAACCTATACCTAACATGATGGGCCTTAGAGGGAACATAATGGTGAATTGTTTTGTCCATGGGGGGGATGAATGATGAAAATTGGAGATATCCCTTTAGAGTTAAAAACAAGTTATAAAGCAAAATGTGTCTGTGGAATTCAACATGAAGTCTTGAGTCAAAGAGACTGTTTTCCAGAATATATATCACGAATCTATATACGATGCCAATGTGAAGAGTATGTGGAAATTGATTTACCAGTGAATTGAGAGAAGGGTAGAGTTTAGGAGGAGTGGATGGATATAATACCAGCAGTTGTAGAAGATGGTGATTACATAGGTATTCCTGTGATAGGGGGAGGGTGCTGTTGGATAGAGTGGAAAGAAGGTGAGGATTATAAGGATGCGCTTATAAGAGCAAACCCTGATGGGGAAGATTATGGTTTTGTGAGGATGTATGAAACACACTCTCTAGGTTATATAGATGAAGATGGGGAATCAACAGATGAAGAGTTTGTGGTGTATGAGGTTAAGGACTCTAGATCGGAGTATAAGTTTTTTCTTATCTCAGTCTATGAGATAGGTGACCCAGGCGATATTTTCAACTGTGTATGTGTCCCTCATAATGCAATGAATCTGCGTAAATTTTACAAGGAGTATGGGTGATGTACTCATGGAGTATAGATAGATTAGATAAGGCATATGAAGAAATGTACTACGCAGGCTTTAGGGCTGCAAAGGAGAGGAAGATGTTTAGTAGTGAGCTAGAAGACCTAGAGTATAGGTATGAGTGTGAGATAGAGCAGAATGAGGCGTGGCAAGAGCATAGGCTTAAAGCTCTAGTGCCTCTTCTCAAGGCTTTCCTGAGTGTCTATGATGATAATGCAGCACTTCATGATAAGCTTGAGGTTCTAAGAATAAAGATGAAAAAGGAAGGAGATAGAGAATGAGTGAAGAAGTAACACAAGAGAAGCAATACCTTCTCATGGTAGATGATATAGGGGTAGCACTTCTAACAAGACTTGTACCTGGACTGAAGTTTGTAGAAGTTAGAGGTTTAACTCTTAAAGATAATCCAGAGGTTCAAGCTTTAGTGAATCCTATTCCACAAGTGAACCCTCTTGAGCAGGCATGTACTGAAGAGGTAGTCTCATGAAAAGGCTACTATGTTTAGTACTACTCCTCTCAAGCCCTATCATAGCTACAGAGAAGAAGGGGCCTACACTCTCAGATAGACTTGAAGAGTTTAAGGAATGCCAGAGTAGGGAGCTTAAGAGGATAGAGATGAAGGTAGATGCTATCCAAGATTGTCTTCTCTTAGAGGACGATCTAGAGCCTATACAGCTCAAACTTGATAGGATTCTATTCCTTCTAGAGAACTCATACTTCATCAAGATGTGAGAAGGAAAGATAGGTGTGGAGCTCTAAAACCACACCCAGAAGGAGGCTCCCATAAAACACCCTTATGAAGCGTTATGTAGCCATCACAAAACATAACACGAGGATGTTTTATATATCTATGGAAAATATCGAAGATACCATTCCCACACCCAAAACAAATCCTAAACCTCTCACTGACTTTCTTAAAGAAGACTGCTGCATGAAAACACTCTTCTCTGCCTATGAGATAAATGTTATATGCGCTAGAATAGAGACGTTCATTGTATACGAGAATTTATGAGTGAGAAACAAAAAAAATACTTTATTTCCTTTGTCCTTTACAATCGAAGAGTCGATGAAATTAAGCAAGAGGTAACAAGAGAGGAGTACAAAGATATGGCTAATCTTTGTGGTTTTTACTCTAAAGACGATGAAGGTTATGTCCCTTCAAAGTTTGGGACAAGCAGAATAGAAGTAGGCATAATAGGATGGGTAGAAGATGAGTGAGATTATTCCTTGCGATACTTGTGGTAAAGAGATAGACGTTTCTTTGCGGGCGCACTCTTTTTGCAGTATATGTAATAAAACTTTTTGTTTTAATCATGACAATGAGTGCTTTTGTGTTCACGTAAAAAAAACAGGTTGTCCTGGTATATGTTTGTCATTGTATAACCCTGCATGGACTTTAAATTTACTTAGCATAAAAAAAGAGGAAAAAGATGAGTAAAATAATGCTTTTCGCTGGGAATAACTACTATCCAGAAGGTGGCTGGGAAGATTTCCGAGGGGAATACGATTCTATTGAAGAGGCTAAAAAAGTTTTATTGAGAGATTTTAAAGATAAGTTCGGTATCTTATCCGATGGATGGGCGCATTTTGTAGAAGATGGAAAAATTATAGAGACTGCTTCTTTCGATGATTGTATTTACAAGACAGGTTGGAAGTTCGAGGAGGTAAAAGATGAGTAACCTTTGGAAAGATGATCCTCATAAGGATTTTAAAGAAATGATCTTAGAAACTCTAGTGATGTATAGCGGACACTTAAAGAAGATGACATTATCGCAATGCATGGAACATATAGATAAATTTGTTGAGAACATGAAGGAAAAAGATGAGTGATGTAAATCATATGATTATGATAGTTTCCTGGCTAATTTTTATATATTTTATTTCGACAAGAGAAAAAAGATGAGCGACAAGGAATCTCAAAATATAACAGCGGTAATGTGTGAATGTGGAAGGCTTTATAAAGACAGAAGAGATAAAGATGGAAAAACGATGTGTTCAGCTTGTTATTGTGACTGCTCAGTAGAAACTTTACAAATTTTATGGTCGATGCCGAAAATGGAAGGGAAAGATGAGTGATGAAGATTTACATTATAAGTTTACTTTTCTTAGGGAAAAAATTGGAATAATTGCAACCCTTATCATTAATGGGGATCTATTGGAGGCTTCTTTCATGCTTGGATGCATACAGAATGTTTGTCATGAGAACTCTTTACTTTTCAAAAAAAAGACCGAGGATGGAAAAGATGAGTGAAATCCATTGTAACGATGATGATGTCGTCATGCCCTCCACAGGAATAAAAATGAACAATCAAAGTCTCGTCTACATAGGTAAAATTATACAGTTAAACCCCATTCCTAACGCAGATTTCATAGTGTCAGCTACCGTTATATGTGGCAGTGGTGGAAAGTGGAATGGTATTGTCAAAAAAGGTGACTTTTGCTTAGACTCACTTTGCGTAGTCTTTCTACCCGATGCTCTAATCCCTGAATCCGAGGATATGCGATTCATGGAGGCTAGTAACTGGAGAGTGAAGATGCGCAGGTTTAGAGGTGCTCCTAGTGAAGTTGTTATAATGCCGCTCTCATACTCTAAGCCTCAATACGAACTAGGACATGATGTGACAGAAGACTATGGTGTAGTAAAATATAATAAACCTATACCAGTACATCTTCAAGGCATAGCTATAGGGGATTTCCCCTCTTTCATCCCTAAAACGGATGAACCAAACTATCAAAGAGTGCCCGAGCTTGTAGATGAACTGGTAGGCAATCCTTACTACATCTCTGAGAAGGCTGATGGAAGCTCCACTACTGCGTATAGATATAAAGGAAACTTTGGAATATGCTCTAGAAACCTAGAACTCGAAAGAAATGAAGAGAACGGATACTGGAAAGTTGCTTTAAAATATAATCTAGAAGATAAGCTTCCTGAAGGTATTGCCCTACAGTGGGAAACATGTGGCCCAAAAATCCAAGGTAACCCTATGGGTTTAAGTGATGTTGATGGCTTTGCTTTCTCTGCATACAATATCCCTGAGCATAGATACCTAGATATGATGGAGTATGTAAACCTGTGCGTAGATATTAAGTTCCCTACTGTCCCTTTAGAACTTATATGTAATATATTTACTAAAAACAACCTAGAGATCTTAGGAGAAGGAACCTACCCGAATGGAAAACAAAAAGAAGGTGTTGTTGTAAGATCTCAACAGAATCTCCCATGTGGTAAACCTATAAGCTTTAAAGTGATAAATCTAAACTATGAGAAGTGATAATGCCTACTGAATGCCAAGAATGTGGAGAGCTTCCTGCTGAGTGCTATTGCAAGACTATTCAAGAGAGTATGTCTAATTACTTCTTAGACTATACTCAAATGGGCGATGATGTGAAGGTGTGGGTTCAGATGTTCTTCGATGATGGGAGCGTCACTCAAGGGAAATATATCTCTAGATATATCTATGATAATGAAGAAGAGATTAAAGAGAACGCTGCATCTTTCCTTAAAGATACAGGAAGAGTAGAGGGAGTCTTATTCATCTGGGGTGCAGGAAGAACTTACGCTAAAAAATGTGAGCTACTTACCCTTAAGGGGAGTCAAACTCTTAGGCTTAGGCGTCTTTGATTGCTTCTGCCCATCAGAGTATGAAGCAATAATCCCTACCTTCTTAGCAGGCTTTGCACTTATTCTTATAGACTTCTCGTATTCAGCTTTTGCCATAGTTATTCCTAGTTATACACGGTTATAGCTCAAAATGAGTATAACTCATCTCAAGTCTTGTTTTTATATATCTTTAACAGTTAAGCTTCATTTAGGTAAAGATAATTTGAGGAAGACATGACTCCAGATCCACAAGACCCAGACTCTCCTCTCTATGAGTTCATAGATGAGCAACCAGAAGATGAGTATCCCATCAGTCCAGACTCCTCTCTTTCTCACTTTACTCTAAGACAATTCACTCCAGAAAACATCACAGCTACTCTTCCTATAGTCGTAACAAAAACAGCACATGGATTACAGAATGGTCAAGCGATCAGAGCTACGAAGTTCATTACCATACCTTTTGCGCTTGCTACTGGCATGGAGCAGCTTAATAACATTCTCTATTATGTGGGACAATCCACAGCTGATTCTTTTCAGCTATTGGATAGCAATTCTATACCTATTGATGGTAGGAATTATACTTCTTACATCTCAGGAGGACAATTCACCCTAACAGGAAATCCTGTTCTTTGTGTGAATCCTTCTCACTTCCCTCCTGCTGGAGTTGTCTCTGGAAACTTATAAAGTTATCCTAACTGGCTTATTCACAGGATTATACCTATCATCCATAAGAGATGCATTCACATATTTAGTATGAAGATTGCCATTCTTAAGAAGCGTCTGACCATATCCTTCATGTATGTGACCACAAACGAAAAGCTTTGGACATATTTCATCTAGCCTTTTCCTGAGGCCTGGACACCCCGCCAAGCCATTCACGTTCTCACGGCTAATATTGTTCACCTTATCAAGCAAACCGTAAGCAGGACCATGTGTAACGAGAATATCAACATCATCTGGTATGTAGTCCCAATGCTCTGATAGCTTATCTGGTTCCATCATAAAATTCCAGTTCTGGAATGTCTTAGTCCATGGTGACCCATAGATCTTAAGTCCCTCAAACATCGTGAAAGAATCCTCTAGATAGTTACACCCTCTAAGGCTATCAATCATATCTCTCTGGATATTTCCATCATGATTCCCTGCTATAACCACCTTTCTCTTATACTTCTGCTTGTCTAACCAGCTACAGAAATACATGTGTTCTTCTAATTCATCCCTAGCAGTCAAATCCCCTGCCACTATGAGCAAATCCCCACCTTTTAACTTAGGTTTATGCCCATGAAGGTCGCTTATACAGTCAATTTCCATAAAATCCTTGTAAAGTAATTATTTTAATTGATAAAAGATGTTTTAGCAACATTTTTCTGTGAGTTTATGACCCTATCCCAAGAAGAAGCCTTTGGTTTACTGCGAAATCAACACTGGAGACTAAGCCACCTCTACAAAATTAAAGATAAAGAAGGGAATATTGTTGATTTCAAGCCAAACTGGGCTCAAGAGTCTTTATTATCCTCTCACACCCTAAATATTGTCCTTAAAGCTAGACAGCTAGGGATTACAACATTCCACGCATTGCTATTTCTGGATACTTGTCTTTTTCAACCAAACACTAACGCAGCTATAGTAGCTGATAGTAAGCCTATAGCTCGTGAAATCTTCATAGATAAGGTGAAGTTCGCCTATGACAATCTACCTCAATTCATTCGAGATATGTGCCATGCGCACAGAGATAACGTTCATGAAATGCGTTTTTCCAATGGTTCCGTCTTTCGAGTTGCTACGTCGCTTCGTGGTGGTACGCTCCAGCTCTTACACATCACTGAGTTCGCGAAAGTTTGTCAGGAGAATCCAAAGAAAGCAAATGAGATCATCTCAGGAGCTCTTAATGCCGTCCAAGCAGGCCAGTTCGTCTGTATCGAATCAACAGCTAGAGGTAGAGAGGGACACTTCTATAATCTCTGCAAATCCGCTCAAGATATTCAAGATGCAGGCACACCTTTGGGAACCCTAGATTGGAAGCTTTGGTTCTTTCCTTGGCACGCTCATCCAGATTATGTGTTAAATTCAAAAAATGTCTTGATAACTAAAGAGATAAGCGAGTATTTTGAGCATTTAGAATGTAAAGAAATTATTTTAACCGACGAGCAGAAAGCGTGGTACGTTAAGAAGATGCAAACGCAAGGCGAATACATGAAGCGTGAGTATCCCAGTACCCCAGAAGAATCTTTTGAAGCCGCTAATGAAGGTTTCTACTTCGCTAAGATGATGTCTCTCGCAAGACAGGAGAGGAGAATATGCCATGTCCCATACGACGAAGCCTCCAAGACGTATTCTGCTTGGGATATAGGCATAGGGGACAGTAACGCTATATGGGTATTCCAACTCTCTGGGAAAGAGGTTCATTGCATCGACTACTACGAGAATAGCGATGAGCCTCTAACTCACTATGTGAACTGGCTACAAAAGAAGCCATACATCTACGAAAAGCACTTTATGCCTCACGATGCCGCTTCAAGATCTTTACAGAGCGGTAAAAGCTTAGTAGATATAGCTAGAGGTATGGGTCTTAAGGTAGATGTTCTCCCAAGAGACTCTAACGAGATGTTTGGGATTGAATGCTTAAGAAATATGCTACCAAGATTCTTCTTCGATCAGACTAAATGTGAGAAGGGAATTAAGGCTGTAGAGTGCTTCAGAAAAGAATGGAATGAGAAGCTAGGATGTTATAGAGAGAAGAGCTACCACGACTGGGCCTCTCATGGTTCTAAGGCTCTTATTTACGCTTCAGAAGCAATCCAAAGAACTGGATCTAGTGCAGGCTTAACTGCTGAAGAATGGAACAGGCTAAGGAGGGAATGGTTATAAATAATACACAAGCGATACAAAGATGACTTATATTGGGTTAGGGGGTAATGATAAGGTAGCACAGTTCAATCAATTCTTCTACGATGCATATAGAACCTTTGGTGTGTATTATGCAGCAGCTTATAGAGATCTTAGAGCCTATGCTGGTGATAACTGGACTAATCTAGAGAAGACTAAGCTAGAACGTCAAAACAGGATGATTCTAGAGCTTAACAAGATCCGTAGGGTTGTAAATCTTTATTCTGGTTATGAAAGAGAGAATAGAACAGCTACCGTGTGCTCCCCAGTAGAAGGATCAGATGTAGAGACAGCAGACCAATTCTCAGATGTCTTATACCACGTCTATGAGCAAGCAAACGCAGACTATAACATTTCAGAAGCATTCGAGCACTCCCTAAAGACGGGCCTTTCCATCTTAGGAATATATATGGACTATTCACGTGATAAGGTGAATGGTGACATAAAGATGTACTGGAAGCCTTTCAATGCGCTCATGCTAGACCCATATTTCACTAAGAGAGACCTAAGCGATTGTGACCAAGCTTCTACTAGAGATCTTCTTTCTAAAGAACAGATTAAAGGCCTTCTTCCTTGGGTTGATCCAAGTGTTATAGACAATCTCCCTACAGGTATTAGAGATAATAAATACCAGTACCTAGGGATATATCGTCAATACAACTCTACATATATCTCTAAGAACCTCTGCACCTACGACCAATACTGGAAAAGGATCAATAAGCCTCAAAGATATCTTGTAGATATGGAAACAGGGGTCACAGAGGAATGGGATGGAGATAAAGACGATCTTAAAAAGCTTGAAGAGCTTCTTAAGCAAACTCCAAGACTAGAGCTCATCACTTCACATAAGAGAACTATAGAGCTCAACATCATAGTCTCAGGGCAACTTCTATACTCAGGTCCAGATCCTACAGGATTAGATAACTATCCTTTCATCCCTGTTCTAATGTACCATGAGCCTCTTATAGACACCTTTGAGTTGAAGATACAGGGCTTGGTCCGCTCTATAATTGACGCGCAAAGGCAATATAACAGAAGGCATTCTCAAATTATAGATCTTATGGAGTCGATAATTAACTCAGGATGGATCACAAAGAACGGTGCCGTACTAGATCCTGCAATGCTTATGCAGTCTGGTCAGGGTAAACAAATCGTAGTAAATGAGGGTTATGATGTTAATGCCGATGTTAGAGAAATCTCTGCTCCTAATATACCTGCTGGCTATCTCCAGTATCAAGACATTATGGACAAGAACATCATGGAGATCCCTGGGGCTTCTGATGAGCTCCTTGGCCTTTCTTCTGTTGGCGACTCACAAGTGTCAGGGAAACTCGCAGAGGTACGAGCCTCTAACGGTCTCAAAGGTAATAGAGGAATATTCGATAATCTAGAGCAGAGTAAGAAGTACCTAGGAAAACTTATCATAGAAGCTATTCAGAAGAACTACTCCCCTGGAAAGATCCGAAGAATCATAGGATCAGAACCTACAGAACAGTTCTTCTCTGGGCAATTCGAAGAATACGACTGCGCTATAGTTCAAGCAGTGAAGACAGCAACGCAAAGAGAAGCTTATTACTATCAACTCCTACAGCTTATCGCTCTTGGTGCTCCTATTCCTTGGGATAAGGTTATGGAAGTAGCTCCTCTACAAGGAAGCATCAAGCTCCATGAGATTCTAGCACAGCAACAAGAACAGGCTGCTGCTGCTGCTGAACAAGAACAAGAAGCTATGCAAGTACAGAAGATGCTAGATATGGCAGCAGTGAACCAATCTAACGCTCTAGCAGAAGAACGCAGAGCAAGAGTCCTTGCCGATATAGGACTAGCTAAGGAAAGAGAATCTGAAGTTACCCAAAATCATGCTAAAGCATTCCTCGATAATGCTAAGACTATAGCCCAAATTGAAGATATCCCTCACAAACGCATGATAGAAGTACTCGAGCTAGCTGCTAAAATGAAGCAGCAAGAGAAGCAGGACGCAGAAAAAGAACTGCAAAAGGATATGAATCGAGCGCAAGCTCTCAAACAATAAGGTAAACATATGGCAAAAGGTACATCTACATCTAACAAGATGATGCCACGTATGGAAACTTATGGTGGTCAGAATAACCCAGGTTATCAGCCTCCACAAGGTTCTGCTGGTGCAAAAGCATTCGGCGAGTACAGTACTAAAACTAACCCGTTGAGCGTTCCTAAGAAAGGTTCCTCTATAGGCCCTGGTTATGGTAACTCTGATCGCATGAAAGCTATGGCTGCTAAAGACGAAGAAGCTAAAAAAGAATCTCTTCGCGGTATGCCATGCTAATTACTCCTCCTAGTGTCCAGATGCAAGAACATATGAACGCAAGAGAAGGAATGGCTTCTCACTTCAATTATGCTCTAGAAAAGATCCTTAATGAGAACTCTCACAAGGAAAAGTACTGGGTCCTAGGGAAGGCAAAGATAGAAAAGAAGAAGGGTAAAGATATCATCAAACCTTTCTTACAGGCTTGTGATGAAAAGCCTGGAATTATCAAAGAGAGCTTCGTTTATGAGGTGGATAATAAACGAGGTGTCAAAACACTACTCTGGGTCATGCATCCAGGTGATATGTTAAGTTTTCCCACTCTAGGGAAGTCCATACGCGTAACCAGCGGCAAAAAGGGTTCAACAATCTTGCTACCGAAGTAATGGTAGGAATAAAGGGAGTTATATGACCGAAGAACAAGAAGATGTTTCTGCTGCTGTCTCCGAGCAGGTGGAAGTCGAGCCACAAGATACTCATCAAGAAGAACCAAAGATGGTTCCTCTTGCTGCTCTACAGGCCGAGCGCAGAAAACGTCAAGAACTTGAAACACGCACGAGAGTGTATGAAGAGTTAATGGCAAAGAAACCTCAAGAGCCTGAAGAAGTTGAAGATCCTGAAGCACTAGTGACTAAGGGTTCTTTCAAAGAAGAGAAAGCTCTCACAAAAAGAGAGATTCTTGAGCAGGTCTATCAAGACATGAATCCCGAGGCTGTTCAAAAAATTGAAAAGTATTTGAAACCAATTTTGGACAAGAAACCTTGGCTAGCAGCGACTCTTGATACTGCCATAAATCGTTTATCTCGTGCAAATGAGATTGTTGATGATTACATGCACCTTGTGGACGAAAAACCACGAGTAAAGAATGTGATCAATGATGCTAAGAGAATAGTTGAGAACTCTCAGAAGCCTAGATCTCCTGTAGAAATAGGGAAGTCTGCGCAGCCGACAGGGACCGAATATCTCAAAAGCATCCAAGGGAAAAAGGAATTTAGAGAGTATCGACAGAAAGTGCTCCGAGGCGAGGCATAAAAAAATTTGCCCTTCTTGTCAAATAATTTTTTGACTAGGAGATAAAATGGCCGCAGGAACAACAACAACAGTACAAGTCGACCCAGAAGTCAACTTGTTCTTTGACAACATTCTTCTTGATCGTCATCAGCCATACTATGTTTATGGCTATTTCGCTCAAGAACGTAGAATCCCTCAGAAGAATAGCAAAACAGCTATCTTCCGTAGATTCGATAACTTAGCAGATGCTTTAACACCACTCACAGAAGGTGTTACTCCAAATGCTGAGCAAGTAACTAAGTTTGATATCACTGCAGTCGTGAGCCAGTACGGAAAGGTCGTAGAACTATCTGACGACGTGATTATCACTGTTCAGGACCAGACAGCTAACGAAGTTGCAGACATGTTAGCACAAAACATGGCTAGTACCTACGACAAAATCGTTCGTAACATGCTCGTTGCTACAGCAGCACAGATTGACTGCCTAAACGGGGTTAACGGAGCAGCGATTACAGAAGTAACAACTACAGACTTAGAACTAGCTGTAGATTACGTCACAGAGAATAACGGTAAGAAGTTATCACCAAACCAAGAAGGTACTAACGCCTTTGGAACAGCTCCTGTATGGGCAGCTTATTGGATGATCATCTCTACCGATCTAAGAACTGATTTCAAACAATTAGCTAACTTCCTAGCTACTGCTGACTATCCACGTCAACAGTCTGTACTAGAATCTGAGCTAGGCTCTTGTGATGAAGTTCGTCTGTGCATGACTTCTGAAGGATATAAAGACACTTCAGTTGCTCCAGCCATCTACTCAAACCTTCTATTTGCAGCCAATGCTTATGGACGCATAACGATCGATGACCAGTCAATGGAAATGATCATTAAGCCTCTCGGAGCAGGACAAGACCCATTGAACCAAAGACAGACAATGGGTTGGAAAGGTCGTTTAGGGTCAGTAATCCTAGATGACTCATGGTGTGTAAACCTTAGAAGTACAAAAGGGTAGGTAATAATATGACAGCTCCAATAGGAACATCAGCAAATATCTTTACTGGTCTAAGGGAACTTGGACAAGTAACTAACACATATGCAGGCTACTTCATCTCAGATGGTGCTGCTTATGATCTAGTTTTACCATGGCAAGCAGATAAGATTGAATGGTTTAACTACACAAAATTCGCCACTAACGATAACAACCTGCAAGGTGTTTGGTTTAGAGATTTCCCTTCAGGAGATGCTCTAATAGTTGCAAGAGGTACTACCACGCTAACTTCTACTCTAGAAGCTACTAATGGTGTTACCAATGCAAGCACAGCAGGTGGATTCACTAACCAACATGTGACTATCACAGGTATCACAACTGCAACTCCTGCCGTTGTTACCGCTGCTGGTCATGGATTGGCTGATGGTGATCGCGTAGTTATCACTAAGGTGATAGGGACAATGGCTCAAGAGATCAATAACAACACATACGTTGTAGATGTTCTTTCATCTTCAACATTCGCGTTGTATGACACTTACGGCCTTCCTGTCACTATGGCTGGCGCATATACATCTAGCGGTCAGCTTACTAAGACTGGCCCTGAACTTGGTGTTGAAAACTTCCCTCCTTCCTACATTTATACTCTAGGAACTGCGGTCGTTTCGAATGACAACGATAAGATCTATTTCGTTGCATACAAGTTCAATGCGTACTTCAACTTAGGCGATACAGCTTAAGATAAAACCTAGGGAGAGGTTAAAACCCTCTCCCTCTTTTAAAAAGGAAAATTATGAAAAAAAGCGCAAAAGAAAAAGATCAAGAATTTACAGAAGCTGCTGTTCTCCGTGGAGCACAACTGCCTGACTCAGAGAAGCCAGAACCGTTCGATTTTGACACATTCAAATTCGAAACTATCGCTGACTTCGCTACTTACAACGCCCATGTTAGGAAACATAACAGATTCTGTCTTCATGAGCGCAATAAAATGAAGATAAGAGTTCCCGATGAGAGCTTCTACAAGAAGGTAAAGATTAAGTTCCAACGCTTCGATCAGCCTGACAATGTTCTTAAGGTAAGACTTAGAAATAAAGATATCGACTGGAGAGGTCAACTTAAGCCAGGTGGCGTTTATGAGCTTCCTATCCCTGTAGTGCAATATCTCAACAAATTAGCAGTTCCTATCTTCGCTGAAGTTAAAGTTGAAGATGGTGGAGATACAAGAACTGAAACAAGACAAGTAAGTGAGAGAAATAGATTCTCTTGCAACGTTCTAGAATTCGCTGCTTAAAGGAGCAACTATGGCAACGACAGGACCAGTACTACCTTCTACTAAAGAAGCTACTGTTCAGATTCTAAGAAATGTCACTGGAAGGGTCGATAGGAATGACCCTTCTTTTACTGATGCAATCATGATTGATTACCTCAATGCATTTCTTCAACAAGAGCATCCTCAAGAGGTTAGAATATTCCAAAACGAGACATGGTGGGACTTCGATATCGATGAGAACACACAAGACCCTCTTCCTGTTGATTTAGATGCCCTAGGATTCAGCACAATCAACTCGCCTGCATATATCTCATATGCAGACCCAAGCCTCAATCCAAACACCTTTAAACTCTTCTGGTATCAAGATCCAGCGCAGTTCTACTACCGCTGGCCGTGGAATAACGTTTTCACACCTCAGATGCCTACGTATGTTTTGTACTACAACAACGAGCTTACATTCCGTGGACCTCCAGACCAGACATACTCGGTAAGGATTAGTGCATTCAAGATAGATTACTCTTTTGCAGGAGGAACAAATTCTACTCCAGAGAACTCAATACTAAGCAATGTTCCTAACGCTTACCTCACTAGATACCTCGCTTATGGAGCTGCCCTAGACATCCTTAGCGACTATGGCGAGATGGATAAGTACAACGAAGTCTTCCAAGTTTATAGAAGATATAGAGGCCAAGTCCTTGCTAGAACTTGGGATCAATTTACTAAACAAAGAACTGCACCAGATTTTTAGGAGCAAATATGTCTTTTAGCGCATCAGTCCCTCAAAACAGTGATTCCCCTTCAATATTCCCTGCACAGAATCAGACGAATATGGGAAGACTACTAACTATTGTAGGTGCAGACCATCAGTTTAACCTCTCGGCAGATTCGAATGATGGGTATCACAATCTTATTCATAAGACAATACAAGCTCCTTCTGGTGCCTTAGCTGATACAGGTAGGTCTTACGTTAAAACCTCAGCAGGAAGGGTTCACGACTTTTACATGGATGACACTGGAGTAGAGTATCAGATTACTCCTACAATGCCTATAAGAGCCGCTGTAAACTTTAATGGGACTGGGGCTGTAGGAGTTCAAACCATGAGAAGCCAATTCAACGTGACAAGTGTAGATAAGACGGCGGCTGGAAGGTATACCATCAACTTTACTACAGCAATGCCTAATGCAGATTACATGGTTGTATGCACAGGAATGAGACCTCAAGCAGCTAAGGTTTCTACAGCTATGGTTGCAGGAAATGCAACCTATTCAAACTCTGTTACAGCAGCTTTAGTTAAGGTGGAATTCATCAATGATGATGAAGGGGAGTATGAGGATGTTCTTATGGGTAATGTAATAATACTGAGTGCAACATGAGTTATCAAGGGTTTCTAATATCAAACTTTTCTACAGGATACGACAGGGAACTTCAACCCTGGCTTCTCCCGAATGATGCTTATACAGAGCTACTCGACGGGTATGTCTATAGAGGAGTAACTACCAAGAGAGATGGGTATTCAGGATTCGCTGAAGGAAGGAAGTCTACTTACTGCGAAAGTAGAATGGTTCATGCTGTCATAGCCGCTTCTATGACTGGAGCTATAGATGGAGCTAATAAAACCTTTACTATTTCAGCTACAACTCCAATACGAAGAGGAAGTTTCTTTGTGAATGGTTCTAATCCAGTTCAAGCTCTAGTAGATGATGGATTAGGAGAAATTGGAACTTTCGTAGGTGATGGAACTGGAACCATAAACTATACTACTGGAGCCGTCTCTGTAACTTTCACTACAGCACCTGCCATGGCTTCTACAGTAACAGCAACCTATGACTATCATCAAGGATTGCCTGTTATGGGGATTATGAGCTTCTATCCTACGAACAATCTTAGGCAGCTCATCGTTGCAGATACTAGATACGTAAATCGATATAATCCCATTACGGATAGATTAGACGACATCCCAGCAGGTACTTATACAGGCACTAGCAAAGACTTCTGGTCTTGGGTGAACTATGCAGATGCTTCTAGCAATCCTAGACTCCTCTTCGCTAACGGTGTTGTGGGAGATAAAATTCAACAATATAATGGCACTACAATATCTGACTATGCTCCAACATTTCCTGTAGGAGTTACTTCCTTAAATGCACGACAGATCTTCGAATACAAAGACAGGCTAGTCTTAGTTCAGTCTATAGAGAGTGGGACTAGATTTCCTCGTAGGATAAGAATCTCAGGCTTTGGAGCACAGTGTGATAACTTTGATAATACCACAGCACCAGGAGCTGGGTTTATAGATGTCCCTGATAACACATGGCTCTTTGGTGCAGCATACAACAGAGACGATCTTCTATTCTTCACAGAATCTGGAACATGGACTCTTAAGTATACAGGGAATGATGTTACTCCTTTTATTCTCCAGAAGATAGATGGCTCTAGAGGAAGTGGAGCCGCTTTCTCTGTTATCTCTTACCTAAATAGAACTATGGCAGCAAGCCCTAGAGGTCTTATCATATGTGATGGATACCAAGTTGATAGGATGGATAATAACAATCCTGACTTCTCTTTCAATCAGATTAACACAGGAGAGTTCGACGCTTGCTTCTCTGGGTTCATAGATGAAGATAGGGATGTTTATCTTCTTTACCCTTCTCAAGGTATTGAGAAACTTGAACTAGTTCCTGAAGGGAGATCTGATAGAATCCTAGTCTCAAACTTCGAAGAAGATAACTTTGCTATCTACCAAATACCCCTCTCTTGCATGGGAAACTTTCAGGTAGCTTTTACATACCTCTGGAGTGATCTTACCGCAACAAATGGATTCCCAGACTGGGATGCCATGTCTCAAGAGTTTGGGAACTGGAACGCTTTTACCTACTCTAAGGGAAATCCTTTAGCAATAGGAGGAGGTCACAAGGGTGAGATCTGGAGGCTAAATGATACTCAAAATCAAGACAACCCCGTGATGATAAGAGATATAGCTATCATAGACAACCAGACTATAAGAGTTACAACAGACTGGAATAACTATGAGGTAGGAGACTTCATAACCTTTGTAGATGTTGAAGGAATGACAGAGATCAACAAGAAGCAAGGGAGAATTAAGGACCCTTTAGTTACAGACTACACAACCTTTGATGTAGACTTTGGCCAAGATCATGGAGGATTTTCTGCCTATACTTCTGGAGGTATTGCTTCTAGAACCATTGAATTTGAAACTATCTCTAAAAAGCTAAACCCATGGATAGATCAAGATAAGAAGGTGCGTTGTGGGTGGATCTACTTCTACGTAAGCGTAACGGACACAAACCTCACAGAGTGGGATGAGGATGAAACTGTAGTCCCTGCATTGCTTAAGATCGATGTATACACCAACAACCACCAAGACATGGATGTCTCTAACCCTACTTTCTCATACCTTGTAGATTGCTCTAAAATCAATAATGAAAAGGGTGATAAGAAGTGGGTAAAGATATGGATTAACCAGGTTGGGCAATTCCTCCAGTTTAAGATGAGTAACAACCAAGCAGGAGCTAAGATTCAGGTACATGCTGTAATGCCAGGCTTCCAGCCTCTTGGGAGACTAATATGACTTTTAGCTTACCTCTCTACAAGAACTTTGGCTCTGAGGTTAGAGAGCTTTCTCCAGTCCTTTCGAACCAGCTCTCTCAGATGTATGCTGATATAGCCCTAGCTCTCTCAACAGCAGTAAAGAAAGATGTTATCTCTGGAGCTGACCCAGCTGCAAATGCTCAGAGGAATTCTCTATTCTCTATAGGAGATATAACAGTAAGAACCGATACGGATACAGCCTGGATAATGACTTCTAGAACTGATCCTAATAACGTTATTTGGACTTTAATCACGTAAGGAGTATTTATGCCTAAAGCAGATTATGCAGGTGGATTTTCAGGAGCAGCATCCGGAGCTTCTGCTGGGGCTTCAGTCGGTGGCCCTATAGGAGCTGTAATTGGAGCTGTAACAGGAGGAGCGGCAGGGCTTTGGGGTGGAGGAAAAAAGAAGAAGAAACCTAAGAAGTTATCTACCTTAGATGAAAGACAGCAAAGGCTTAACGAAGAGCAGTATCAATCTCTTAGAGGAGAAGGCCCCCTAGCCGATCTCTATAACTACGATCCTGAGGCTGCTAATGCCGTCTTTGATAAAACTAGGGTTAATCCTTCATATAGAAATTTTAGAGAGCATACGGCCCCAGGTGTAACAGGGCAATTCCGTAGCCAAGGATTAATGCAAAGCTCATACGCTGGAGATGCTTTAGCTCGCATTGCTAGAGATATTCAAGAGAACCTTGATGCAGAAAGATCTAAATATCTCTATGGAGAGCAAACCGATGCCAGGAACGCCAAAAGAGGTGCTGTAGAGAATCTTCAGAATAGACAGACTTTTGCTTATGAGAAGCCTGACGAGAAACCTTTTGACATTTCTTCTCTCTTGAATAGTATTACACCAGAATCTGCTGAGAAGTTTAAAGGTCTTTTTAAATCTAAACCAGCAGCCGCTTAAGGAGAGAATATGCCATCGTTACAAGTAGTAGACCTATCACCATCAGAGCCTAACCAAGCTCAACAGAACTTAGAAAAATTCTTCTCCAAGCTAGGATCGCAATATAAGGAAGAGAAAAGTAATACCAAGATGGATGAGCTTATAGCTGAGTACGATCAAACGAAAGATAAAGCTCTAGCTTTAGATAAATTGCAATTAGCCATTCACCACAAGGATGTAGCCCCAAGTAAGAGATTAGAAATGCAGAATACGATTAACAATATGACTAAGGTAAATGCAGCAAATCAGATGCAGGTTGCAAAGAAGATTAAACAAGATAAACTCGAAGAGGAGAAAAAAGAAAAATCAGAAAGAGCGGAATCAGAAACAAAAATTATATTAGAAGATTCAGGATACACACCAGAAGAAATCGAGAAATTAAAAACTATTTCACCTCAATCAGCAAGAGTTCTATCTCAAAAGAAAAAAGAAGGAGAAGAATATTCTAAGCTTAGAGAAAAATCTATTTCTGAATATGTGAATACGGCACTAGAAGAAGAAGAATCTGCTGAAAGTCAAAAGTTCGCCATATCGGAAGCTAGGAAAGCAGTGAAAGGAGATGTTACAGGGCCAGGTTTTACTGCTATGCTTAAGAATAATCCTCATACTCAACTTTATATGGGATTGACTACTGATGAATCAAAATTGCAAGCTGCAAACAAAAAAATGCTTGAAGGAGCTAAAGGTTTATTTGGGCCAAGGCCAACAGAAAGGGAGATTTTCTTATTACTTAATGAAATGCTTCCTTCTATAGGAAAAACTAGAGAAGCTAACGAAGCAGGCTTAGATTTCATAGAAAAAGTTAATGACATGAAGCTTGTTAGAGCGCAGATTGTTTCTAAGGAAACTAATGGAGGCTCTAAATATGTCCCTAATATAGAGCAAAAAGTCAACGAACAAATGAGACCTCTAAGGGATGCTCTTCTTTCAGAACTTCAAGAAGCAAAAGAGAAATTTTCTTCACCAGAAAAAAAGAAAGAAGAAGGAAAGAAGGTTAAAGGAAAAGCTCCAGATGGGAAATATTATAACTTTCCAGCTTCAGAAATTGAATCTGCAAAAAAAGATGGGGTGATATTTGAATAACCAAAACAATAAATTTGACCCCTCTAGATATGGGGCAGAACTAGTAGAAGAAGAAATCCCAGAAGAAGTAACTGCTTCCGAGGAAGAACAAAACGTTCCAGAATTTAACCCATCCAAATATGGTGCAGAGGAAACTAAACCTCCAAAAGAGAAAGTTGGAAAATTTAAATCCGCTCTCTATGGTTTAGCTGAGGGAGTATTAGGAATTCCTGCAAGACTTAAGTATGAGATAGGCGAGGTGTCTAAACCTATAGATGAAATGTTCTATGGCAAAGATGAAAATCCTAAAACATTTGAAGAAGAAAATCCAATACTTAACGCTATATCTTCTTTTCCAGAATCTAAAGATGAGGCTTCAAGAAGAATAAGGGTTGGCTTTCAAACTCTCCCTGTTTCTGTTGTAGGAGGAATACCTGGGATTATAGCTGGATTAGTAGGAAGTCAAGCTGGTCAAACTATAAGAGAAGTATTCGGAAAAGAAGGAAAGTTTGATGAGTTTGGATGGGGAGAAGGTGCTGCGATGGCAGCAGACGTCCTAGGAGGAGTAGGAGCTGGTGTTACTCAGTCTTTAATTCGAGGCTCAAGACAAGCTACAGCTCAACAAGTTCCTGCGGCATTTAGGCAGGGAGGAAGAGGTCTACAGGGAAAAGTCGTAAAGAATGCTATCCAACAAGAAAAACATGCTCTAGATGAAGTGGTTAATAACTTTAGTGGAGCTCAATTACAAGTTTTTGAAGAAGAGGCAGCACAAATTTCTCAAAATAGTTATACTCAAATAACACAATCAGGTGCTGGCGATCTAAAAAGAAATGCAGATAATATGTTTAGGAATACTCAATTAAGCATTATAAGTCCTATATCTGCTACTCCAGATCAAGCTGGAAGAGCTATACAAGATGCAGCAAATGTAACATTTAGGAATGAAGTTCTTGGAGCAGAAAGAGCAGCTTACTCAGCAGCGAGAGAATCAGCGGAAGGGGTGTCTGGTCAAGCACCAAGAACTATTGCGCAAGCAAAAGCTTTGAGAGCAAATCTAACCAGAGTTGAGCCGACTCCTGAGCAAAAGCCTTTAATAGCATTTCTAGACAATCTAATAGCCGACTTAGAAACTAATACTCCAGCATCTACAACACCTGCTTCTAAACTTCTTGATTCAAGTGGGAAGCCTTTAGTTGGGGCAGTTGAGCATGAAGCAGTGACTGAAGCAACTACAAGATCTGCAAATGAGCTAGTTGACATGGTGCAGAACGCTAACCAAACAGTGAATTACGGGGCAGAGCTTAGAGAACAATCTCATAGGCTTATACCTATAGTTGATACTTTTAGAGAGGAGGTTGGACAAGTATTAAGCAAAAAACCTGAGGCAGCTACCCTATTCGGGGATGCCAATCGTCTCCACGCAAGAAATGCCGAGGTATGGGGAACAAATTACATGCGTAATGTAAGATTCGCAGAAAACCCTGAGAGTATTATTACCGCATCTACTAAAGCCAGTAACATGAGAAACCTTAAGCAGGGCATTCAAAATCCTGAGATACAAGGGGTGGCAGAGAGAGCTGTAGTTGATAACCTTACAGCAACAAGAGGAGCGGCTTCTAGTAGAAGAGTTGTAGATAATATTTCTCCAGAACTATCTCCTACTGCAAGGGGAGCTGCTGAAGAATTGATTAATGTTAAAGATCCTTTAACAACCACAGGGGGTAGAGCAGCTGTTAGAAATGACATCCTTAAAGATGCAGCACAATCGGTAAATACAGGAAAGAGGCCAGAGGTAATCTTAGACTTAATGCAAACCCCTAAAGGATACCAGATAGTTAGAGAAAGTATGCAAGGATCTCCTCAATCACGACAACTTTTTCAAACCTTCGAAAGATTATTTATGGAAGATGTTGTTTCTTCAGTTGTCAGTCCTTCAGGAGTTATAGACTTCAAAAAAGCTAGAAACATCATTAAGAATCCTGAGATGAGAGAGGTTCTTAGTCAAATAGGTAATGGTTCCGCTCTAAGAAGATTTGAACAACTAGAGAGATTAGCTAATAATTTTGAGAGAAACATAGCTCTATATAGTATGCCAGAAACTCAATCTCTTTTCCAGGGCGTAGCTAAAGAAACAGGAAAGATGGGAATGACAGGAGCTATTCTTCATGCCTTACATATTCCTTGGCCTGTAATCGCAGGACTTGGATTAGGTAAAACAGGAATAGGAGGATTAAAGATTTCATATAGAGTTTTAGAGAAAAAGCTTTTGTCTAACCCTAGGGCCGTCCATTACCTAGAAAGAGTTAGTGAAGCTACAACACCTAGGCAGCTAGCTAAACAACTGCCAAGGCTTGTAGCAGAACTTCAGAAAGGAGAGGATTAAAGCTTACCCACAAAATCTGAAACAGCATCCCATAGAGTCCAAACAAAAATCACGTATCCACCAATAATTAACCATTCCATTATTTCCTCTCCCTCTTTTCTTCGATGCAGCACAATCTATTGTGAAAATCTTTCACTTCATCATTTATAGCTCTTACAAGCTCACGTATGGAATCAAGTTTATTGTCCATATGTCGGATATCCGATCTAGCTTCCGAGCGACACCAAAAGAACATGCCCCCCATAGCAATAAATAGAGATATGATCGTAAAGATAAATATAGCGAATTGAACATTGTCCATCTAAAACCCCTTGTTACATCCCACTATAACATCCACACTCTTAAAAAGCTATTCAAATAATTTGTATACATATAATACCGCCCTCCTGTAATGTAAAGAAAAAACTTTAAAACGGAGTCGGATATGTCTTTAGGCAGAAATAGCAGACAATACATGGGTGTAAGGGCTATCCTTCCTCCCGATTTACAAACAGCTACAAGAGCACCTACATCAGCGGATAGAGCGTATGTTAAGGGTACTCTATGGTTAGATACGGATGGTGTAGCTTCTTATATGTATCCTGGTTCAGGAGATTGGATCTCGCTAGGCGCAGGAGCTATAGGTGGAGTAGTTACATTAACAGGTGATTCAGGCGGTCCAATATCTCCAGTTGGAGGAGATATAGATATCGTTGGCGATGCTACAGATGGTGTTAGTGTAGTGGGCACAGCAGGAACTCTCACTGTAAACGTAGCTGCTGCTTCTACCACACAACGTGGAACTATGGAAATAGCTACAACAGCCGAAGCGATTGCAGGATCATCTTCTATCGTTGCAGTTGCACCAAACGGCCTACAAGCGAAGATAGGGACTCAGACAGCTCATGGTGTGGCTATGGGTTCAACAGGAGCTACAGCAGCCCTTTCCTGGTCAGCAGCAGGCACCGCAGGTATGGTGTTCACTTCTGGTGGAGCAGCAGCCGATGGATCTTATGTAGCTTTCTCCAGTGCTGGTTCTACTATGACTATCACTTCTAACGCTACAACTCAAAGCTTTGATGTTAACGTAGCTACTCAAGCTCAAGTTAACACAGGAACCTCAAACACAACGTTTGTAACTCCTTTAACTCTAGCTACTAAAAATTCTTCGTATGGAGCGGCTACATTTAATGAAAGCCCGATTCTTCAGTCAGCACTAACAACAGGCGCAGCACCTAGTGGAGCGACTGGAGCTACTAATATTATGATGCTCCAAGGCGGAGAGATCTGGGAAGAGTTTATCATAGGCGCAGGTCAGACCATCATAGCTCCTAGAATGAGTTCTACAGGTTTGTTAATTTCTCTAGATCTTACAAGTACAGAGGGTGCTGAATATAATCCAGGCCCAAGAAACAACACTAAGTATTCTTATACGATCGGCACATCTGCTGCATTCTTCTTTGAGGCAACTCTAAACGCAGCAGACGTATCTGGTTGTGATCCTTTAGTTATTGGTTTTAGAAAGGTTGAAGCTAATAACGCAACCTTTGCAGACTATACAGACTACGCTTCTATAGGTCTTAGCGCTTCTGATGGAGCTAATATCTGGCTTAAGACAGAACTTAACGGTGGTGGTGTAACTTCTACAGACACAACCGATGCATGGACTGATGGACAGAGTAAAACTCTTAAAGTTCTAGTCTCTGCGACAGGTGTTGTAACTTACACAATCGGTGGAGTAGCACCAGCCGTAACAGCAGCATTTACCTTCGATGCGACAGATGTTGTGATCCCTTTCATTAGACTTACACATGCTGCTGCTGCTCCTGGAGCTGTGAACTGGATTTCCTTTAAGTGTGGATTACAATAAGAGGTTTTATGTCAGCTAAGAAAGTATATTTTGACACTCTAAGGTCTTTAGGATTTGCGAGTATATCGGCTGCATATGCTGCGGTAGGAACTGCTTTGACAGTTAAACCTAGGATCATGTGCATCACGAATAAGACTCAAGGAGATATGATCTTCAGTGTAGATAGCGGAAACGCAGACGGTAACTTGTTCCTCGCAGCAGGAACATTTAAGTTGTTCGATTTAACTGCAAACCTAGTCCCAGGAAAGGATGATACCTTCGTCCTAGCTGAGGGCACGCAGTTCTATGTTAAGCAAGTTACAGCACCTACAAGCGGATCGGTATACCTTGAGTTTATCTACGCAGATTAGAGCCGTTGTAGATAAGCAGTTTAGTTTAAGATCTTCTCAAGAGATCAAGAACAATAACGACTTTATCTATGAGACAAACCAGACTTTGCAGAGTCACAATCAATCGATTGTGGCTCTACAGTCTTTTCCCCAGAAAATCACAAACGAATTAAGCCGCATCAAAACATGTGTGGATATCGAGTTCTCTACACTCGAACAGTCGTTTAAAGATTTTAGGCTTTCTACGATTGTACGATTAGAATCTATAGAGAATGCCGTGCAAGATGCAATTATGAGTATGCAAAAGAAGTTTCAAGCCTTCTTTGAAGACTATACTCTCAAGTCTAACGTTGAAGAGAAGTTTAACATGGTAGCTGACTGGATAGAAGCAATCCAAGTCTCTCATGAGAGACATATGGACTATGCAAATGACCTTAATAGGCTTTACTCAGGGAAGTTAGACTCAGAGATGGGGAAGCTAAGAGAAGAGCTTACTCCAAAAGCAGACCCTCACGAGCCTTTAAGAAAAGAAGTTCAAGAGATGTTGAATACTATGAGTATAGATTTCCAAGGGCTCATAAGAGAGATAGCTATCCTTAAGAAAACTACTGCTTACTCAGAGAAGAAGTTTGAGAATATATACACCCTTATAGATCGTCTAAAGGAAGGTAAGATTGAGCCAAGCAGGTGATATTGATATCACAGGAACCCATCCTGATATCCCTACAGAATTCCAGACAGACGATGGCACAGCAGTACCTATAGCTAACGTTCTAGAGTTCTTAGGTGAAGCAGTAGTAGCTCATTCTATCCCTGTAGAGACCACAGGTTCAGGTAATACTGTAACAATTGCAGTTCAGATAGCAGATGAAGTGGCAGCATCCGATGTTTCTAAGGTAGGTCTTGCCGCATTTGACTCTACAGGATTCACAGTAGACGCTAATGGCTTCGTCACTCTTAATGGTGGTGGGGGAGCTACGACTAATATCAATGTAGATGCAAGCACCGCTCCTGGTACAGATCCTGTAGTGCCTAGCGCAGGTGTAATCACCATGACTGGAGGACAGGTAGCTTCAGGTGTTGTGGGTACAAACGTTATACGTACAGATTCCTTAGCTGCAAATACCCTCACTATAGAAATACAAAGAAGCACCGCTGTAGCTGCTACGGATATCACTAAGAATGGAGTCTCACACTTCGATTCAGCAGCTTTTGCAGTAGACGCTAATGGCTTCGTCACACTAGCAGGGGGCGGTCTTGCTATAGATTCCATAGCTTTGCAGACAGGAACTTCACCAATAGCTCCTACAGCAGGTGGTCTTGTAACGTTTAACGGTGCAGTCGTAGCTGCTGGGACTAATCCTATAAGATCTAACGGCACAGGAGCTAATACAGCAGCTATAGAAGTACAAATCTCCCAGGCAATTGCTGCTACTGACGCTACAAAGATTGGCCTCTGTAACTTTGATTCTTCTAAATTCACAGTAGATGCAAATGGTTTCGTTAGCACAAGCGGAACTGGAGTAGCTCAGACCATAACCGGTACTTCTGGAGGAGCTTTACCGCCTACAGCAGGGAATTGGAATATTCTAGGGTCTTCTACAGCAGCAGGAACATCTCCTGTTAACACATCTGGCTCTGGAAGTACTCTCACGGTAAACGTTCAGAAATCTCAAGCCATAGCTGCAACAGATGCTACAAAAGTAGGTCTTTGTAACTTTAACTCTACTCAGTTCTCTGTGGATGCGAATGGATTCGTTGCTTTAGCAGGTGGTGGATTAGCTATAGACTCTATCCATCCTGACTCTGGTACAGATCCCGTAGTTCCTACAGCAGCAGGTTTAGTTAATATCATAGGTTCAGGGTCGACCACTACAGTAGGTTCCCTAAACACTCTTACCGTACAGTTGACAGGGTTGACAAACCACGCTCTTCTTATCGGTGCTGGTACAACAACTATCACAAAGCTTGGTGCAGGTTCTACAGGGCAAATTCTACAAACAAATACTACAGCAGATCCTACCTGGTCAACAGCGACTTACCCTTCTACAGCGACAGGCACTGGAACAATATTACGAGCAGATGGAACGAACTGGTTAGCCACAACAGCTACGTACCCAAACACTACGACTATAAACAGAGTCCTATACTCTAGCGCAAACAATACCATAAGCGAAATCACAACAGCGATTGATGGTGTTATGATCACCTCTCACACAGGTGTGCCTTCTATCCTAGCAAACAGTGGAACGCCAGGATGGGTATTAACCGCTAACTCTGGTGCACCACCTTCTTGGCAAGCAGCAGGCGGTGGAGCTTCTGCGAGTGACTATACACAATCGTTTTTACTTGGAGGAATGTAATGGCAAATGCCTTAAAAGTCTTAGGGCAATCTGCACCTGGGGCAGCTGCATTAACAACTATCTACACAGTCCCTGCTGCTACAACTGCTGTTGCATCTAGTATTGTTGTTTGTAATAGATCTGCTACTGCAACTACTTTTAGAGTAGCGGTTAGGCCAGCAGGAGCGGCAATCTCAAATGAGATGTATCAGTACTTTGATGTGTCTATCCCTGGGAACGATACCTTCATAGCAACAATAGGTATAACTCTAGCAACGACAGATATTGTTTCAGTTTATGCCACTCTAGCTACGGTTTCCTTCTCACTCTTTGGCCAGGAGAACACATAGCATGTCACAAGGATATACTTCAGGCGTTCCTATAAGCACAGATACAGCTCTCTCTCCTAATAGCAATACACTTGTTCCTTCTCAGCAGGCAGTAAAGACTTACGTTGACGCACTTGGAAACCCTGTAACATTATCTAAGGGTGGAACTAGCGCAAACCTTACAGCCTCCAATGGTGGTATATTCTACTCTACAGGAACGGCAGGAGCTATCCTATCTGGAACTGCTACCGCTAATCAGATGTTACTTTCAGGAGCAAGCACTACTCCTGCATGGTCCACTGCAACTCATCCTGCCACTACGACTGTAAATCAACTTCTGTATTCATCTTCAACAAACGTGATCGCAGGTCTTGCTACTGCTAACCAAGGCGTTTTGACTACAGGGACTGGAGGAATACCAGTTATAACAGCTATAGCTACGAATGGACAACTCATCATAGGCTCAACTGCTGGAGCACCTGCTGCTGGAACTTTAACGGCTGGAGCTGGAGTAACGGTAACTAATGCATCGAATTCTATAACTCTAGCCTCAGTTGCACAAGCCTACTCTATTCAAACTGCTGTTGGAAATCCTGCGGACTCCACTCCATATTTCATGATTCAGGCTGTATCTTTCATTACTGGTACGGCAACAGGAGGAGTAAGTAGATTTTATATCCCTGTTGCTGGGAAGATTAATAAAGCCTATGGATCTCTAGTGGTAACAGGAACTCTAGGGTCTTCCCAGACATCCACTCTAGCTTTAAGATTAAACAATTCAACAGATACTACTATTACTTCATCTTTATCAGCTACAGCAGCGAGTAATACATTTAACAGCACGAACTTAAACATCACCGTAGCAGCAGGGGATTATATTGAATGGAAGTTTACAGGAGGTGCATGGAGCCCTACAAACCCTACAGGCGTTATGTTGACAGCAACCTTTTTTGTTGAATAGGAGAGATAATGAGTCAAGGTTATACTAGGAATACTCTAAGTGCAAATATACCTACTGGGGCAACAGGGACTGTACTTCAAGGCGCAGGAGCAGGGATAACTCCAGTCTATAGCACAGCTACATATCCTTCCACCGCAGGAACTTCAGGGAAGATCTTAGTCTCAGATGGGACTAATATTGTTTCTTCTACACCTACATTCCCTAACGCCTCTGCTACGTCTAGAAAGATGATAGTCTCTGATGGCACTAACTGGGTTGCTAGCACAGAAACATGGGCAGTTCCTGGAACTTCAGGTAATGTTCTGACTAGCAATGGAACAAACTGGACATCAGCAGCCCCAGCTACAACTTTTGTTAAGCAGGTAAGGACATCTGCAAGCGCAGTCACATGCACAACAGCTATGCCTATAGGGGGAGGGACGCAGACTCAAGGAACTCAAATAATGACAGTCTCTATAACTCCAGCAGCATCTGCTAATATCCTAGTTTTTGAAGTATGGCTTAACATCGCTGTCACGGGAAATAGCACCAGCACAACAAACGATGCATCGCTTTCTTTGTTTCAGGGAGCTACATCTGCAAATATAGCAGCTAATACGATCTACATTAACGATGGAGCAATACCTGCTGTTTTCGCTATAGATTTCCAGCAAGATATAAGACTTCTCTATTCTCAAGCAGCAGGGACAACATCTTCTACTACCTTTAAAATTCGTGCAGGGAATTCTCTAACAGGAGGGGCAGGTGCTCCAACTACTGTCGTTCAACTAGCAGCTATGACTATAACTGAGTACACATCATAAGGAGTTTCTATGGCAGGTCTAAGTCCAAAAGATCCAAATAAATATCTAGGTCCTAACGTTTACGTTCCTGTGACTGTAGCTAGGAATAGAGAGCCTACAGGAGCTGATTATAGGCAGCCTGAGACAGGGAAGCTTTACCCTAATGGAACCTTCTGGAATATCTCTAAAGATCCAACTACAGGCATACAAGGCGATCTATGGTATCTATCAAAGATTGTAGCAAACGTAGCTTACTGGCTTCCTCTTGGTGGAGGAACTGTTAATGTTGAGACTATCACAGGAGACACTGGAGGAGTTCTAGGCCCGACAGGGAATAACTTTAATATCATTGGTGGAACTGTAGCAGCAGGCACAAACCCAGTAAGAACTTCAGGTGCTGTTTCAACTCTTACTATCAACGTTCAAAGATCACAGGCTATAGCTTCTGCTGATAGTACTAAAGTGGGATTATGTAACTTCAGCTCTGCGCAATTTACAGTCGACGCTGATGGTTTTGTAACCTTAACAGGAGGAGGAGCTGCTATAGATTCCTTTATACCAAACTCAGGAACATCCCCTGTTGTTCCTAACGGTTCTGGACAAGTTAGTCTCCTAGGCTCAGGAAGTATAACTACTGTAGGATCTCTTAATACCTTAACGGTTCAGCTCACAGGACTTACAAACCATGCTGTCTTGGTAGGTGCAGGGACTACTACTATCACTAAAGTAGGGCCAACAGCAACTTCTGGGCAAGTGCTTCAGTCAACAGGTGGTACATCAGACCCTGCTTTCTCCACGGCAACATACCCTGTTACTACAACAAAAGACTCTATCCTCTTCTCTTCAGCAACAAACGTAGTAGGTGAGATAGCTAACGGTACTACAGGTCAAGTACTTACAGCTACTACAGGTTCAGCTCCTACATGGCAAGCAGCTCAAGGTGGAGGATTTATAAAACAGGTTAGAACATCCTCTTCTGCTGGTACAGCTCTATCTAACAACGTAAACCTTGGGGGAACATTCCCTAACACTCAAGGAACACAGGTAATGAGCGTAGCTATAACCCCTTCAAATGCTGCTAATATTCTAGTCATAGAAGGAGTGGTAGTGATAGGAATGCAACCTAATGGATCTCCAGGAGTACAAGCAGGGATCATAGGCATATTCCAAGACTCTGTAACAGACGCTCTTTACTCTACAGGTGGAGCTATAGACACACAAACTTATAGCACTTTCAATAGCACCTTGACATTGAGTATACCTTTCAAGTATTACATGGCAGCAGGAACAACTTCTGCTACAACTTTTAAGATTAGAGCAGGTGGGCCCTCTAACGGAGCGTCCTACCAAGCAGAGGCATTTCTTAATACTATACCTACTGGTGGAGGAAGTTTCCCTGCTGTTCTTTCAACACTATTTATCACAGAGTATTCTGCATGATTGTTAGCCAATATGGCATTATCCATCTCGAGCATGGGGTTTTAGTAAAAGGCTATATCCCATGCAGGGAATTCTTTTACCTTCAAAACCTCTTTAAAAAAGCTTATGGCTATGACTTTATAGATGATGGTATAGCTCATGTGTTTAAGGCTACTCTATGCTTAACTACTAAGCAGAAGTCTAAGGAGTGGAGAAAGGTTTTAGAGCTAGTGATCGACAGTGGCAATACTTTAAGAAATCCTAGAAGAATTTCCAGAGCGGTTTCTTTCTAAAAAGGGTTAGGTAATCTCCTAACCCTTATAAGCTTACTTCTTCTTAGCTTTAGCTTTTGCAAGAGGTTTCTTCTTAGCTTTTTCGGCTACTTCAACCTTCGCAGGTGCAGCTTTCTTAGGAGCCTCTTTTTTTTGAAACGGCATAGATTTATCCTTTAATTGACGGTTTAGGGATTAGACTCATAGGTACTGAAAGGCTTGGAGTATTAGATGCTTCTTCATCTACTACATCTTCCGCAACTCCTTCAGTATGAACCATAGTAACTGCATAAGTGCATCCAGTTAGGCATATAGCCATGCTGCACGCGAATGCAAAAGCTATAAAGATAACAAGGCATACGCATAGATAACTTCCAGCTTTTTGCTCTTCCATCTTTTTTCCTTATGTTAGGGTTCTGACATTTTATGTTTAGCTTTCCATACTGTGAACTTCTCAACGATAGTTTTCTCTTCTAAAAACTTCCTAACACATTCAGACTGAGACCAGTCGAAGTGTTTCATAACAACTTTTATGTATTCTAGCACTAGAAATCTATCTTCCTTATCAAACATTTCTAAGAGTCTTTGAAGGCTCTCTTCATCGTCTTTAGAATCTATGATTTCTGTGGGAATATCTTGTGGGACTATAACCTCTGCATCAGTGGCTTTAATCTCACCCTCTATGTAGCATCCTCCTATAACGTCGGGTGCTATCTGCCGAGCGAGTCTAGATATAGCCCTTGCGAAGCACATATCCTTAGGATTCTTAACCCATCCACCAGACGGCTTTACAAGCCCTGCTTTCTTGGCATCTTCTAAGGAGTATGATACCACGGCTGAGTCTCCGTTATCGCCTCTTTGACCCCTTAAAACGCATCTATCATCAGTGCTTTCCATGATAGTGATCTTAACACCTGCTCTTCGCATCATTGCGTTCATAAGCCTAGCTGAAATCTCTAGCTTACCCATAATGTTTGATATGCCTCCATTTAAGGCCAACATTGGAGGGACACCTAGCTCTCTTGCTGCTAGTATCGTCATCATAATTCCAGGCTGTCCCCCATATGAGCCATACATCTTACTCTCAGCAGCTTGCTTAGCTATGGTTGTGAATACCATCATCTCATGCTCAGAAGGTAAAGGTCTGTTTATAGCCAGCATAGAAGCTTCTTTGTCTGCTACCACTAATTCATTCTGCATATTATCTCCTTAAATGTGGGTGACCTTGGGACTCTAAAACCCAAGCTCTTTCGTCTTTAATTTCAAAGTCTCTTATGTCGTCACCGTAGTCCCCTTTCCTAGCTACGTAGTTTCTAGTGTCACCTCTAACTTTCTCTGCGCTTTTTACCTCTAGAGTGCTTTTTCTCCACTTTTCTAGTCTTTCTTGCATAATTGCGTTTAGATCTGCCATACCTTACCCCCTCTTGAAAAAATGATTGAACACGCGAAAAATGCACAAAAAAAAACTATCGTCTACGGGATACTCGTAAATCTTAGCTTCCTTACCAGTCTTGTTGAGATGTAAAAAGAAGATCTTGCGAATGTCATGGCCTGATTTTTTTGCTAGATAAGCATAAGCAGAGCCTTGAGCCTGCCAGGTTTGTGAGGGCTTACTAGATGTCTTAAGGTCAACAATCGCAAGACCTTCCGAAGTGTTTATGATTAGATCAACTTTACCTGTAATTTCTAGAAAGTCATCCCAGAAGCGTTCTTCGATAGATATGACTTGATGACCTATTTCCCACCATTTCTTGAAAGATTCGACATATCCACGGGTCTCTTCATCAACTCCAAGCTCACCAAGCCCCATCATTATCGCTTCACAGATGTTATGAACTTTAGTGCCTCTAGCTGCTGCTCTAGCCACAATCTCTGGATCTATTTTGTAAAGACCTGAGAAAGGATATAAAACATTTGTCACTCTTGTGTAGTTTGCTCTATTCTTTATGTCGTTCAATATTTAGACTATTCTCGATAACGTAGGCAGAGTATGAAGGCCCTATTTTGCAATGTGCAAAATATAGGACGCTAGAAGGACAATCATGCTCAAAGATATACACACAAGAGAGACATCATAAGGAGTGACGTTCTCGTAGATCTCTTTAAAAACTTCCTTCATAACCTACCTACTATGTAAAAATTATTTGAAATTTTACACTAACACCATTTAGCCAGATATGACAAGTTTTTTTTTCAAAAAGAAAGGAATTTTTATGATAGAAATAACAAAAATCAATATGGGACCAAATGCACGACGCTTAGGTCAAATACACGTGAAATATTTTGATATTATACTGAAGCTTGAGGTATGCTTGTACAAAGATGAAAAACTCTGGGTAAGAATGCCTGAGATATGGATCAACGCATCTACTAGAAAACGATACACCTATTTTGATAATCCCGATAAATCTCAGGAATTTCAGAATCAAGTATTAAGTCAATTCATCGAAAAGACTGGTTTGAACCTGGAATCAGCTATAGAAATGCGAAAATCAGGAATGAAAAAACGTGACAAAATCACGCAAAACACTTAGGTTGTAAAAAAAAAGCCCCAGGAATCGAAGTTCTTGGGGCCTTTAGTCTTATACTGCGAAAGGAGCTAATATAAGAAACTACTAGGTGTAAGGATTTGATACACGCAGCAGAGATCGGGAATTAGTTACTCCGATCTTAGCGCGTGTATCAGATTTAAGTCCAACAAAAAAGTTTCTTAGGATTTAGAATGGATATATACGCAGTAACAACACAAGAGATCCTCGAAAGGATCTCTCGCCATTGCCCAGAGGCATTATCTACTTACCTCCAGTGCATTAATCGTGCAGATGATGAAGGAAAGTTCTTCTTCTCCAAAAATCTCGTAAGCATAGATATGTCAGAGACTTGGGCAAAATTCCGAAATAACATAAAAAAACTATCACTTGAGAATCTTCTTGAATGGCATCCATTCAACGAAGGTATCCACGTTACTCTGGTCTACACTAATGAACAAGAGTAAGGCAGATATGTGTTGTGATAGGTGTTTTAAAAAAATAGCACAAAGGTCTACCTCAGCGGCCAAGCTTTGGGTAGATCTTTGTCAAACAAGCATAATAGAAAGAGGCTTATTTTTCCTAAAAGAGGATGGATCCCCTCTTCTAAGAATGTTAGAGATAAACGGCTACATTCTCACCACTGAAGTTGAAAGTTTAACGACAATCAAAGTCAATGGTCAAAAAGAAGATGCAGATGGCATCTACTTCTGTCCTAGGTGTCCCAATGGATAATCCTAGAACATTCTCACCTAAAAAAAACAAGCCTACATTTAGTAGACTTGCAAATAACATAGGTGCGACAATTCAATACTTAAGAAAAGAAACTACCATAAAAACAATGACAGAATCATTTACCAAGACAAACTACCAATCAAAGGAAATAACATGTCAACAAAACACTTTAAAACCAAAGGACAGATAGCATGACTCACAAATCCTCAATATTAAACCAAGGCTGCTTACCATGACACCTAACTTACCAGATGACCCATTTCAGGTCAAGACACATACGAAATTAAAAAAATCTTTCCGACACCCTGAAATTCAGGGCATCGAAGAAAGTGAATTTTTTGGAGGTGACAAATGAAACACCCTCACGAAATCCTTTCTGGTTTTTCTCTCAGTTTCGATCAAGGGATTGCTCAAGAATTAGGGATAGAAGCTGCCGTTGTCTTTAACCATATAGTATATTGGTTAAGAATGAATGCCTCAAAACCTAACGCTCAGATGGTAGATGGAAAATTCTGGATGTACGAAACTCAAAGCAATATGTCCGATTTTTTTGGATGTATGGATGTCCAATCTGTGAAGAAAAGCATAAAGAAGCTGCTCGATGCAGGTCTCATAATAAAAGAAAAATTTAGCAAAAATCCTTTCGACCAAACTTCATCTTACACAGTGTTTGACCAATCTTTGATAATTTTCAAAAAATCTTTACGAAAGTATAAAATCGATACCATCGAAGGTATGAAAAATATACCTTCAGAAAGTATAAAATCGATACCTTCTAATACAACAGAAGAAAAGATAAAGAATATACAGAGTAATAACACACCCCTACCCCTCTCAGAAATTTCAGAAAAAGAATCCTGCTTCGCAGAGCCTGCTATCGCAGGCGAGGGTGAGATTTTATCTTCTTCTCAAAAGAAAGTTCTTAAGAAGGCAGACTTCAGCGAAGAGGTCAGGTCCTTAACAAAACTTCTGGTGGATGCGCTTATCAAGGCCAATCCAGACTGGAGGCAACCCTCAGACTTGAGTGCGTTTCTGACGCAAGTAAATCTTCTCCTGACCAAGGATAAGCACAGCGCAGAGAGGATATTACAAGTCCTTGAATGGGCATTAAAAGATGAAGAGTTTTGGTCTTCAGCTATTTACACAAAAAACCCTATACAAACGTTAAGAAAAAACTTCGGAAAGTTAGCAAAGAAAAGGGACACTAAACCCAAACAAAAGGAGCGAGCTTTTGCTCCGTGCTCTGACCATCAGAAAGCTGTAGACACCCTCGCAAAGATGAAGGTGGTCAGATGAAAACCTTAACATGCGTAGTTTAATAAGGTTTTCTACATACCTTTTCACTTGAGCATCTTTTAAGCCCTCTTCGGAGACGTCTACCCATTCATTCCATTTCTTTAGAAAGAACTCACTAAACACAA